CCCCACCCGCCAAAACGGACAACGCTGACCGTTTTGACCAAGCGCATCCGGCTTACGCCCGGACAGCGCGATGAACTGCGCCACCAAGCAACCTTGCTTTGCATATCCATGCAGGAAGCCTACAGGTTGCTACGGGCCGGATCGCTTTCCGTCTGAGGCAGATACAGGTCGCCAATCATGTCAGCCCATCCCTCCACCTCCTCAGTCACGCGCCCCACCTCTGCCGAGTCCAGCCAACTGGCCTTCGGTGAAGTGGCGAACTGCTCCAGCTTGGCCACGACTGCGGCAACGTCCATTAGCCCAGCGCGGACAACTGCGTCCAGCAGCGCCTCGATGATCAGGTTCTGCGCCGTTATCCGGGCTTGCAGACGGTTTCCCAGGTCAGTCATGACCAGCCTCGTTTCTCGAATTATCCGCCGTCAATCCTACAGGCTGCAAATCGTTTGCACCCATTCAAAACAGCGATTTGTTTGGAATGCCGCATGGCAAGGGGGATTCCAATGAGCCGCAGGAATTGGAAACGCATCCAGCCCAGCAGCCTTCGCGCCGCCCTGGAGCTGTGCAAGGACTTCGCCAAGGAGCGCCACAACCTGTCGGTGGAGCGCATTGCGGAGCAGATGGGGCTGACCGATCACTGGACGGTCTACAAGTGGATTCAGACCGGGCGCATCCCGGCCAACATGATCCGCCCCTACGAGACGGTGTGCGGCATCGACTTCGTTACCCGCTGGCTGGCCGCCAGTGCGGGCCGCCTGCTGATCGACATCCCTACCGGACGCAAAGCGAGTGCCACCGAAATGCAGGTTCTTCAGGAACTGCTGAACACAGCGGTTGGCCAGCTTCTTCAGTTTTACGGTGGCAAGACCCAGGCAGACGAAACCCTGGGCGCAATTCAACAGGCAATGGAGGGGCTGGCCTGGCACAAGGGCAATGTGCAAAAGCACCTCGAACCCGAACTGGATTTTCAGGAGGTATGACCATGCTCAACAAACAGGAGTGGATCAGCTACGACCTGGCCAAGAAGGTGCCGGATATGCGCCGTGGCTTCCGCATCGAGACCCACTACGGGGAAATCGACATCGACGGCGAAGACGCCAAGCCCTTTGCGGAACTGCTCGAGCGTCTGCTGAAGAAGAAGCTGGCGGCCCTGAACAAGGACATCAACCAGGGTGAAGCCCATGACTGAAGAACGCCAACCCTACGAGTCCAGCAGCCAGCAGCGCATCTTGAAGGTGCTGCTCACCATGTTCGGCCACGAGGTCTCCGGCATCGCGCCGGGCGAGCTGGCCAAGCTGGCAGAGATCACGCCCCAGGAGGCCACTCGCGACCTGGCCAACCTGCGTATCGCTGGCCTGGCCGAGACCATCCCGGAAACCGGACGGTGGCGGCTCACGCCTCGCCTGCCGCAGAAGGCCCTGGTGATGCTGAACGAAATCAACCGCGCCGCTGAAAAGATCAAGGAAACCCAGCAGCGCTACACCCGCAACCCCTACTGACACGTCAAGGAGAAATCATGCCCCGCAAGCCAACGGCACCCGTCAAGCCCGACGAATCCATCGTTGATCAAGCGCAACTGGCGGAAGACTTCCGGCAGGCCGCAAACCTGGCTCCAGCCCTGATCGAGATCGACAAGCGGTTCTCGGACGGCCTGCCGTATGACCAACAACGGATCATCAACGAGTGCCGTTTCTACATGGCACAGAGCGCCGAAGCCATGCTGGAAGCCGGGAAGCGCCTGATTCTGCTCAAGGAGCACGAAGCTCACGGTGAATTCACCTACATCGTCACCGAGCAGCTTGGACTCAACGAGCGGGTTGCCCGCCGGATGATGCAGGCCGCGTTCAAGTACAACTCCCCGCAACTCGAAGCAAAACGGACAACGTTGGCCGTTTTGGGTAAGGCGAAGCTGTTCGAGCTGATGGCCGAGGATGATGAAGAACTGGCGGCATTGGCCGAGGGCGGATCGGTGGCCGGTCTAACCCTGGACGACATCGACCGCATGAGCACACGCGAGTTGCGCCATGCACTCCGCAAAGAGCGCCAGGACGCGGGCGATTCCCGCGAAGACCTGGAAAAGGTCATCGCCCAGAAAGACAAGAAGCTGAACGACTACGCCCTGGAACTGGAGCGTCTTCAGCGCATGCCGCCGGAGGCCAAGGAAGCCGAGCGCCAGCGCATCGAGAACGAAACCCTCTCGCAACTCCAGGATGCATCCCTGAAGCTGATGTTCGAGGTGCAGACCTTTTCGCAATCGGTCGCCAATTGCCTGGCAGGAACCGAACAGGAGTCGGCCATGCAAGAAGCCGTTTGCTCCACGGTGCGCTGGCTGTTCCAGCGGATTGATGAAGTGGCCAAGGGCAACGGCATCCCGGTGGACTTTGCAGAGATGGTCACACCGTCCTGGATGCGCGATGCCATGCAGCGTCATGGTATCGAGGCCGAGGAGGTCTGACATGCATCCCGCCGAGCTTTCCGAACTCGATTACCTGCGCGAACTGGCCGCGAGGCTGGTCAATGCCCGCCACGGCACGAAGGGGCCAATGGTGGAGGCTGCTGCCGAGTTTCTGAACTGCTCGCAGCAGGATGTTTATCGTCGCCTGGAACGCGCCGGGTTCGACAGTGGCCGCAAGCCGCGTGCCGACAAAGGCCGGATCAGCGTCCCGGAGGCACTGGCACGCAAGGCTGCCGGGATGGTCAGCCTGGCCACCCGCGCCAATGGCAAGAAGACGCTGGCCATCAAGGATGCACTGGAAATTCTCAAAGCCGATGGCCACGGCAGCGTGGATACCGAAACCGGGGAGATCACACCCATCGACGTTTCGGCCACCACGCTGGCACGCGCCATGCGTCAGTACAACTGCCACCCGGAGCAACTACGCCAGCCACGCGCCTGCGTACAGCAGCAGAGCCTGCATTCCAATCACGTCTGGCAGATCGACGCCTCGGTGTGCGTTCTGTTCTACCTGCCCAAGGGCGGCCTGGCCGTGATGGATGAAAAGGAGTTCTACAAGAACAAGCCGCAAAACATCCGCCGCATCGAGAACGACCGCGTCATCCGCTACGTGGTGACCGACCACTACAGCGGCGACTTCTACCTGGAGTACGTCACCGGCGCGGAAGACGCCGCCAACCTGACGCAGTGCTTCCTGAATGCCATCCAGAAACGCAGCCTGGATGACCCCATGCACGGGGTGCCGCTGATCCTGATGATGGACAAGGGTTCTGCCAACTTGTCCGGTCTGTTCCTCAATCTGCTCGACCGCCTGGACGTGCAGCACATCGAGCACCTGCCAGGCAACCCTCGCGCCAAGGGCCAGGTGGAGAAGACCCAGGACATCGTGGAGTGCAAGTTCGAGGGCCGCCTCCAGTTCTACCCGGTCGCAGACTTGGCCGAGTTGAACGCCAGGGCCAACCAATGGCGCACCGTCTTCAACGCCACATTCCGCCATACCCGACATGGCCGATCCAGAAACGCCATGTGGATGACCATCAAGGAAGACCAGCTTCGCTTGGCTCCCCCGCTGGAACTGTGCCGCGAACTGGTCACCACACGCCCGGTCGAGGCCACGGTACGCCCCAACCTGACTATTTCCCACAGCATCAAGGGCTACGGCTCCAACGAGTACGACGTGCGTTTCATCCCTGGCGTGATGCCGAAGATCAAACTGACTGTGGTGGTGAATCCGTACCGCGCCCCGGCCATCGACGTGTTGATGCAGGACGAAAAGGGCATGGATGTGACCTACACCGTGGAACCGGTGCAGAAGACCGAGGCAGGATTCTTCGCCGATTCCCCGGTCATCGGCCAGAGCTTCAAGGCCCAGGCAGACAGCGCGGTCGACACCGCCCGCAAGGACATCCGCAAGGAAGCCTACGGGGTCGAAACCCAACTGGAGGTCGATGCCAAGCGCAAAGCCAAGGCCCCGGCATTCGAGGGCAGTCTCAACGTGTTTGCCGACATCGAGCAGGCCAACGTACCCGACTACATGCCTCGCCGTGGCCGCGATCTTGGCATTGACGCCAGCCGCCGCGAAATTGCCCCTCTCAACCTGGTCGATGCCGCCAGGCAAATCAAGGCCAGGGTCGGCGATGCCTGGACGGCAGCCACCTATCAATGGCTGGCCCAGCGCTTCCCCGATGGCGTTCCCCAAGATCAGATCGACGGCATCGTGGCCGATCTGTCCGGCCCGGCATCCGGGCGCAAACAGCCGCTCAAGGTAGTGGCAGGAGGAAGTGTGCAATGAGGCTGAAGCAAGTCCTGGCGGCCATCGGCGTATCGCAGAAGGCGCTGGCTCAGGCAATTGGTTTGTCACCCGCCAGCGTGGCGCAACTGGTTAATCACCACCAGTGGCCCAAGAGCCTGGACGCGGAGCAGATCAAGGAAAAGGTGCGGGTGTTCTTGCGGGAGCGTGGCGCAAGCCAGGCCGACCTGGACTCCGCTTTCGACGTGGCCTTGGGCCATGAGAGTGAGGAGCCGGAGTGTTGCAGCACCCCGGCCCCGGTTGAAGCATCCCTTACTAAGGAGGAAGTCATGTTACTACGCAGGCAGGGCCTGTTTCCAGCGGCCAAGAAGCATTTCAGTTTGTTCCGTGACCCGTTTGCCGACGATGTCCAGTCCCACGAGGATGTCTTTGTCAGCCCGGATATCCGCTACGTGCGCGAGGCGATGTTCCAGACGGCCAAGCATGGCGGCTTCATAGCGGTGACCGGCGAATCCGGCGCGGGCAAGAGCACCTTGCGCCGTGACCTGGCGGATCGCATTGGGCGCGAGTCCCAGCCCATCATCGTCATCGAACCCTACGTGCTGGGCATGGAGGATAACGACCAGAAGGGCAAGACTCTCAAGGCCCTCCACATTGCCGAAGCCATCCTCAACACCGTCGCGCCTCTTGAGCACGTCAAGCGCAGCCCGGAAGCCCGCTTCCGCCAGTTGCACCGGGTGCTGCGGGATTCGCGGCGAGCGGGCAACAGCCATGTGCTGATCATTGAAGAGGCCCACGGCCTGTCCATCCCGACCATCAAGCACCTGAAGCGTTTCTTCGAGCTGGAAGACGGCTTCAAGAAGTTGCTCTCTATCATCCTGATCGGCCAGCCGGAACTGAAGCTGAAGCTCTCCGAGACCAACCACGAGGTGCGGGAAGTGGTTCAGCGGTGCGAGGTGGTCGAGTTGATGCCCCTGGACACCCGCCTGGAGGAATACCTCAAGTTCAAGTTCGACCGCATCGGCAAGCCCCTGAGCGAGGTGATCGACATGAGCGGCATCGACGCGATCCGGGCCAAGCTGACCATCGCCACCAATCGCCGGAGTGATGCGGGCCGCCGGGATACCGTTTCCCTGCTGTATCCCCTGGCGGTCGGCAACCTCATCACTGCCAGCATGAACCTGGCCGCCGAGATCGGCGCACCCACGGTCAGCGCCGACGTGGTACGGGAGGTGTGACATGGCCACCGTTCTGCACATCGTCAGCCAAGTACCGATGGAGGTCAGCATGTCCAAGGTGTTCAACGAGAGCTTCATCGGGCGGCTGGCCACGATGAACAGGGCCGCCCGCGCCCTGCGCGAGTTGGGTTACCGCGTTGTCCGGCAGGAACTGAACCCGGCTCGTGGCAATCGCCCGGAAGTCCAGGTCGAGCGCGATGTCACGCCGTCCATCGGCCCCCTGCTGGATCGCTCCAGGGGGCGCATGTGGCGCACCGAGGGAGGGAAGAAGCGGGGCTATACCGAGTTCCAGGGCGTGACCGTCTGCTGGGAGGAAGCATGAGCGATCCGATCATCACCATGTGCCCGACGATGGCCAACCCGGAAGCCTTCAGCAGCGTACCCGAACTGCGCCAGGAACTGCACCGCGCAAACGAGAGCATCTTTGGCTTGGCGGATCGCCTGCACCGCATGAACGGCCTGGCCAACTACCTCAGTGACCGACTGATCAAGCTGGTGCAGGCGCATCTTGCCGAAGATCAGACCACCATTCAGGCCGAACTAACGGAACTCGCCGAGAACTACCAGCGCGAGCAACAAGCCAAGCAGGGGAGGCAGCACTGATGCGTACCCGCTGCCCGGCCTGCGGCGCGACCCTCTCCCTGGATGCCCTGGTGGCCCACGACGGGGCACGGGAAGCACTGGCCGCCGTGTTCAAGCTCTCCGGCCCGCTGGGATCGGCGGTGGTGCGCTACCTGGCACTGTTCCGCCCGGAGACGCGGGAACTGACGATGGATCGGGTGGGCCGCCTGCTGGCTGAAATCCTGCCCGACATCCAGGCGCAGCGGATCAGCCGCGACGGGCAGGTGTTCGAGGCTCCTCTGGAATCCTGGATATGGGGCATCGAGCAGAGCATCGCCGCCCGTGACTCCGGTCGCCTGAAGACGCCCCTCAAAACGCATGGCTGGCTCTATGAG